ATTAATAAAACCGGCTTTGGAGAGAGAATTGTATCCAAGGTCGGTTTTATTTTTGGAAATATTTGGTATTACAATTTTTTTTAACTATATTTTGACATATGACGAGAAAATTAAATGTGGTTGATTTATTTTGTGGGGCGGGCGGATTAAGTTACGGGTTCAGTAAAAATAATGCATTTAATGTTATTTGTGCTGTTGATAACGATAAAAATATGACAAAAACATATGAAATAAATCATCCGTTCACAAAAGTTTTCACAATGGATATTGCAGATTTTACTGGTAAATTTTTTGAGGAAAATACTGATTATAAAGTTGATGATGTTGATATTGTAGTTGGGGGACCCCCATGTCAGGCATATTCTACACTTGGAAGAGCCAAATTATCAACAAATAATCGAGATATTATAGAAGATCCGAGAGGAAAATTATTTCAAGATTATTATCGTATTTTACAAATTTTTAATCCCAAAGCATTTATATTTGAAAATGTTCGAGGTTTATTATCAATGGGAGATAAGCAATTAGTAAAACAAATCGTTGAATTATTTCAAGGATTAGGATATTATGTACAACTTCCTGTATTAAATGCAATGAACTATGGTGTTCCACAACATCGTAATAGAATTATTATTACGGGTACATTAGATAAAGAAAAATTTGAATACCCCAAACCAACACACGGAGATAGTCCATTATTGCCTTATATAACATTTAGAGATGCCACATCTGATTTACCTGAAATTGGTAATGACGATTCCTCTGACAAATATACAACAGGTCCAACAACCGATTTTCAAAAATGGGCTCGGAAGAATTCTTCTGATATTTTAACAGAACATTGGTATCCAAAAAATAGTGATAGACTCATTAATTTTATGAATATTGTTCCTGAAGGTGGGAACTTATTAGATATACCTGAAGACATCAGGCCAAAAAAATCATTTAATAATAGTTATAGCCGATTATGGTGGAACAAGCCTGCTACAACTATTACAAGTAATTTTGGGGCGCCATCATCAGCAAGATGCGTTCACCCCAAATCATGTAGAGCATTAACTACTAGAGAGGGAGCAAGATTACAATCATTTCCTGATGATTATATTTTTACAGGAAGCAAAAACATGAAGAATTTACAAATTGGGAATTCTGTACCACCATTATTGGCTATTGCATTATCTGATAGTCTTGAAAAATATTTTAATAAAAATGATTGATTTAGAAAAAATTAAACTAAAAAACGAAAACGAAAAAATAATTAAAAAGATTGCGACATTCAATATGCTTGTTAATCATCTTCAAGTTTCAATCGATGATGTATTAAATAGGTATAATCATTTAACTTTTAGAGATACAAAAATATCAAAAAAAGAACTATTTCATCAAATAATAAATAATAAATTAACTAAAGAAAATATCGACTTCTTAAATAAATCCGGAAATGTTACTGCTCATCAAAATGATAAACGGACATATAAAGAGTACGCGACTGAACTTGTCCTCAGTTGGTTAATAGAAGATACAGTTGTTATGAAGTTAATTAATAAAGGTGTACCCGCAGAATTACAGGGAGCGGACAGTGAAAGAGAATTTCTAACACAAAACGAGATAGATACAACGCCCGATATAAGAATTGGTATTGGCAACGAATATAGATTAGTTGAGGTTTTTATTGATTGGACGGGTTATTGGTCGAGAAAAGGCAGTGCAGATCTACGAGGTAATAAATTTCTCAGGCTAGTTAATGAACGAGCTTTATTACTTGGTTTATCTCCAATGGATGGAATGGGATTTTTAATTGATGTTGCTGAGATGTCACATGGTTTTGTTCCGTCTACCATATATAATTACGGTGGTAAAAGCGGATATACGACGAAAGAAATATCGAAATATCTTAAATTAATTGATATACTTTTAGTTGATCTCTGTGATATTGTTAAAGAAAAACAAAATGCTGAATAAATATTGTAATTATTTTGAAATCACATTTCTTTTGTGTATATTTTGATTACAATTTTATTATAAACTAAATTAAATTAAAATTATGGGAACATTTGAATCAGTACAAGAACAGTACGAAAGAAACAGAAAAGCCGCAAGCGGCAACAAATTCGCCTCTCAAGAGGAAAGAATGAAGAAGTATTTTACCACAGTATTACCGAAAGGTTCTGAGGGTGAGGAAAGACGGATAAGAATTTTATCTCCAAAAGATGGTTCGACACCGTTTGTAGAAGTATTTTTCCACGAAGTACAGGTAGGTGGAAAATGGGTTAAACTTTGGGACCCGAAGCAGGATGGTAAGCGTTCACCTTTGAACGAAGTTAAAGACAGCCTCGAAGCCACAGGTGTTGAATCTGATAAAGATCTTGCAAAAGGGTATCGTGCGCGTAAATTCTTTGTTGTAAAGGTTATTGACAGAGATCACGAGCAGGACGGACCAAAATTTTGGAGATTTAAAAATAACGCAAAAGCGGAAGGAGTTTTCGATAAAATTTATCCGATTTGGAAAAATAAAGGTGATATCACCGATCCAGTTAAAGGTCGCGATTTAATTCTTTCTTTATCATTGACCACATCAGGTACAGGAAAGGTATACACAGTAATAAATTCAATTATTCCTGAAGATCCAAGTCCATTACATGAAAATGAGGAAACGGCTCAGAAATGGCTTAATGATCCTCTTGTATGGTCAGATGTCTACGCTAAGAAACCAGAGGAGTATCTCGATATGGTAGCACAAGGAGAAACACCAAAATGGGATCAGGACACTAAAAAATGGGTTTCAGATGCAACATCTGAATCTACTATAGCAGGTTCAGAGCCAGCTAAAGTCCCTCCTGTAGATCCACAGGCGAATGATGAGCCTGATTCAGAAGATGACTTACCTTTTTAGTTTAACTAATCGCCCATATCTATTAAAGGTATGGGCGATTTAATAAATTTTTATATAACAGAAATATGGCTATTAAAAAACAAGATTTTTCAGAAATAGTAAAAAAATATTCAGCCGAAGCATCATTTAAACCAGATAGATATTTTGATCTGGGTGACGCTTTTTTAGAAGCGTGCGGAATTCCTGGCCCAGCAATGGGGCATATAACGATGCTTTTAGGGCATACGGATACAGGAAAAACAACAGGATTGATCAAAAGTGCAATTGACGCGCAGAAAAAGGGAATACTTCCCGTTTTTATTATAACCGAACAGAAATGGGGAATGGCACACGCAAAACTCATGGGTTTTGAATGTGAAGAACATATTAACGAAAAAACAGGAGATTCAAGTTGGAGCGGATTTTTTATTTTCAGAAATGATTTTAAATATATTGAACAAATTACAGATTTGATAAATGGAATGCTCGATGCACAAGACAAGGGAGAAATTCCGTATGATTTGTGTTTTTTATGGGATTCCGTAGGTTCTGTTCCGTGTAAAATGACATATGAAGGAAAGGGAGGTAAACAACATAACGCTTCCGTACTGTCAGATAAAATAGGAATGGGATTGAATCAAAGGATCGGTAGTTCAAGACATTCCGATTCAAAATATACAAATACAATGATCATCTGTAATCAGCCTTGGGTTGAACTACCAGATAATACATATGGACAACCAAAAATTAAAGCAAAAGGTGGAGAAGCAATATGGTTGAATTCAACATTAGTATTTTTATTTGGAAATCAAAAAGGTGGTGGTATCACCAAAATATCTATTGTTAAGAATGGCAGAAAGGTTAAGATTGCAACAAGAACCAAAGTAAGTGTTATGAAAAACCATCTTAATGGATTAGGTTATGAGGATGGTAAGATATTAATTACTGCTCACGATTTTATGCACGCAAAGGATGAAAAAGAAGAAAAAGCATCTATCGATGAATATAAGAAGATTGCGGGAGAATATATTAGTGAAAGATTGGGAGTTCCAGTTAGTGATATAAGTGACGGAAAAATTGAAGAAGAAGAAATAAATATAGATTAATAAATAAATTATGAAAAAACTATTAGTATTATTGGCTTTCGTGGCCATCACAATTTCTGGATTTTCACAGAGTCCATGGGATGGGTTTTTTAAACCTGTTAATTCACAACAATTTGAATATCATCTCAAAGGAGTGTCATTAGAAATAAACCCAAATGTATGGTTATTTAGGCCAGCGGTTTCGATTGCCGCAACAATGTTAACATATGACAGAACATTGAAAGATTGGACAGCAACGGCATTTACTTCAGTCGGTATGGGTATTGGTTATCAACATTATATTGATAATAACGGTACGCCATATAACAATTTTGGATTCAATGTATTAATGTTTGTTAATCCCGTACCCGAAGCGACAATATCTCTTGCAGGAACGGTAAGTGCGTTGAAGTTCATTGATGTTGGTGGTGGATTTAATTTTGGTACAAAAAATCCTTTTGCATTATTGGGTATCAAATACAATTTTTAGGAATATTCACGAATAATAACAATGAATGACCACTTTGCTTGTTGATGGGGATAATTTGTTAACAATTGGGTTTTACGGTGTTAAAAATTACTTCTATAAGG